CCCTAAGTCTAGCTATCCTGATTTATATGAAGATATGGTTAAGGGTTTTAAGTTTGAAGAAATAGAAGAGTTACCTGTTGAGTGGCAGGAGAAAATATAAGAGGGTGAGGGTATGGCAGACAGAGGTAGACCGTTAAAGTTCAAAACAGCAGAAGAACTTCAAGAGGCTATAGATAAGTATTTTCTACAGGAAGATGAGTGGGCAAAAAAGCACGCAAAGTCGCTTCCAATATACACAATGGCAGGTCTAGGTAACGCTATTGGATTAAGCAGGCAGGGTATACTAGAGTATTCAACTAAAGAAGATTTTTCTGACACAATAAAAAGTGCGAAGGAAAAAGTAGAGCTAATGGTAGAGAAACGCTTACTAAATGGAGAAAGCCCAAGTGGTCATATCTTCAATCTTAAAAACAACTTCAACTGGAAAGATACAACGCAACAACAGCAAGTAGATGGTGAGGGTAACACAGTAGAGCCAACTATCAAGATAGAGTTTGTGGGTAAAGATGAGTAAGTGTTTATTACAAGTGGAGTTAAACAAGCTAAACGGTATCCATGCAGAACTTAATAGTTTCCTAGAGAATAACCCTGATGTACCAGAGTATGAGCAACTATGTGAGGTGCAGAAGTTAAGGGGTAAGATGATGGCTGAAATTATAAAAATGCTGAATAAGAAAAAGTAAAGTGTTTCCGTACTGGAGCAATAGCATTTTATCAAGGGTGAGTAACGGTTTTAAAAATGAGGGATTTGGATATGAATTATAAAGCATTGCTAAGTACACTAAAAAGGATTGTGTTAATTTGGTTGGTTGCCTGCTTATTTCCAATATATATACTAATAATAGACCACTATCTAGGCTGGCAGTTTTTATGTGCATCATTGTTAGCCTTGGTTTTCTTTGCGTGGGTAGCACTTGATTACTATATAACAAAAGATAATACATAACAGCAAACAGAGAGGTATAGGGGTATGAGTGAAGAACAATTACACAAGCTATTAGAATTATTTGATGGATGCCAAAACATTATATTAAATATGGGGCAACGTGAGGCAAGTGGTGGTGAAGTATATGTAGGATTAACCGAGCCAGATAGGGTTGCTATAGCAGATGCTTTAAATATAGCCTGCGGTAGACCCCAAGAATAATTAACAGCAGAGAGGGAATGATGATGAAGCCAAGCAGGTTTAATAATTCAGAGATACAATTCTACAGCGATTGGACTATGTGGGGTGATATTCAAGACCATATAGAAATAGCTTTTATTGCTTGTCATGTGGCTTGCTCAATGGATTATGAATATGCTGAATTAGATATTGCATTGCTAGGGCTTCATGTCAGGTTTTATTTAGACTGGTCAGAAGTTTAATGCAACTATCTAAACAAGCACACGACCTATTCACACCTAAGCGTTATAAGATATTCTATGGCGGTAGGGCAGGTACTAAGTCATGGGACTTTGCGGGTGCTTTGCTTCTACAGGGTACACAGAGGAAGATGTTTAACGTATGCGGGCGTGAGGTACAGAACAGTATCAAGCAATCCGTTCACAGGCTACTCAAGAACAGAATACAGGAAGATGACACCCTTCAAGCGTTTTACGAGGTACAAGACCAGAAGATAGTAGGAAAGAACGGTACAGAGTTTATATTTGTAGGTTTACGCCAACAGTCTGTGGATAACCTAAAATCATTAGAGGGTTGTGATGTACTATGGATTGAGGAAGGGCAGACGCTCTCACAGCGTTCACTAGAGGTTATTATACCAACTATCCGTAAGAAGGGTTCAGAGATATGGATAAGCTTTAACCCTAAGTATGAAACAGACCCTGTATGGAAGCTGACCACAACACTTACTCCAGAGAACAGCATAGTACGTAAAGTATCGTGGAGAGATAACCCTTGGTTCAAGGACACACCACTAGAGGAAGAGCGAGTACGTATGCAGAGCGCAGACCCTGTAGCGTACAGACATATATGGGAGGGTGAGTTTGATGAGCGTTTCCAAGGTTCTGTATTTGCAAGCCAGATTAAAGCAGCAAGAGAGGCGGGGCGTATAATATCTGTTCCTGTTAAAACTGGTGTGCCTGTTCACACTGTATGGGATATAGGTAAGAGCGATGCTACAAGTATCTGGTTCTTACAAATAGTAGGGCGTGAGGTACGTTTTGTAGACTTTTTTGAAGCTAACAACCAAGAGCCACCATTCTACGAAGAGATATTAAGAGAAAAGAAATACGTGTATGGTAGACACTTCCTGCGACATGATGCAAAGCATGACCGTATAGGTATGGTTAAGTCGGTCAGAGAACAGTTTTGTGACCTTGGGGTACTATGTACTACAGAGGATGTTACAAAAGCCACTAGTGATAGCGTAGGTATCGCAGCAGGTAGATTACTTCTAGGTGAGTGTTTGATAGATGAGAACAGGTGTAGCGATGGTATCCACTGCCTTAACAACTGGCATTTCACATACAACGAAGATAGAAAGATGTTTTCAGATGCACCGCTACATGACTGGTCAAGCCACGCATCAGAGGCATTTTGTAAGTACGCACCACAAGCAATAGAGAAGATACTATCCACAGAGCGTATTAAGCCTGTAGGTGTAGACTATGTAGGTGGTAGAGGAAGGACAGACGGATGGATGGGGTAAGTAAACGCTAACGTAAATGAATATTTACTTACACGTTAAAATATAGTATAATAGCAGGGTATCAAATAACTGGTGAAACATGGCTTATAATAAAAAAAATAAAGCCGAAGCCAAGAGAAAGCAGGAATTGCTTGAAGGGCTTTTGGAGAATTACACAGTAGCAAAAGACTATTGCGAAGAAGATTACCAACGTAACGAGGAAGACAATAAGTTTGCGTTAGGTGAGCAATGGGATGAGAAGCTTAAGAATGAGCGTAAGACACAGAACAGACCTTCACTGGTTGAAAACACACTACTTCCATACGTAAACAAAGTTATCAATGAAATACGTCAATCACGTCCACGTATTCACCCTAAGCCTGTAGATGGCGATGCTGATATTAAAACAGCAGAGATACTTCAAGGTATTATCCGTAACATTGAAATGCAATCAGATGCAGAAACAGCTTATGATACTGCCGCTGGTAATGCTGTTAAGGCTGGTTATGGTTGGCTACGTGTAAACACTAAGTATGCTGATGAAGAAAGTTTTGACCAAGAGCTAGTAATTGAGCGTATCCTAAACCCATTCTCTGTATTGTTTGACCCTGCTTCCCAGAGATTAGATGGTGCTGATGGTGACTATGCCTTTATATCTGAGGACATGGATAAGAAGATGTTTGAAAGACTATACCCAGATGCCAAGTCAGATGGTTTTGATGTTGGTGCAGTAGGTGCAGAGTGGTTAAGCAAGGATAAAATACGTGTTGTAGAATATTACTACAAAGAACATGAAGACAAGACACTATATCAGTTTGAGTATAACGGTGAAGTGTACGAGGGCTACGAACTACCAGAGGGCATTGAGGCTATTCAAGATAGAGAAGTAGTAGAAACAAAGATTAAATACTGTAAGGCTACTGCTAACGAGATACTAGAAGAAACAGACTTTCTAGGTAGCCATATTCCTATTGTGCCTGTTATTGGTTTAGAAACATGGTTAAATGGTAAAAGACAGATATTCTCTCTTATTCATCAGGCTAAAGACCCACAGAAGATGTTGAACTATTGGAAGAGTGCGAGCGCAGAGATTATTGCCTTGCAACCTAAAGCCCCTTACATTGGTGCTATCGGACAGTTTAGTGCTAATGCAGAGCAGTGGAGAACAGCTAACACGGTAAACCGCTCCTTTATGGAGTATGAACCACGCACAGTAGATGGTCAGCTTGTTCCGCCACCACAACGCCAACCATTCATCACAAACACAGGTAACTTAATGCAAGAGGCTATGACAGCCAAAGACGGTATTAAGTCATCTCTAGGTATGTATGATGCCTCTATGGGTCAGCAGAGTGCTGATATAAGCGGTAAGGCTATTATTCAAAGACAAGTACAAGGTGATACAGCCAACTTCCACTTTATAGACAACCTTTCAACAGCCATGAAGCACGTAGGGCGTATTCTAGTAGAGCTTATTCCATTGGTTTACAGAGGCAAGCGTATTGTACGTATTCTAGGTGAAGATGGTGAAGAGAGTGTAATACCTTTAGGACAACCAGTTATTAAAGAGGGTAAAAACTACCGTACACCTGAAATGGGTGAGCAACCTACGGACTACTTCCAGATTAACCAAGGTAAGTATGATGTAAACATAGAAGTTGGTAGTGGGTTTGCTACTAAGCGTCAAGAGGCAGCAGATGCCCTTATTAAACTTGCAAGTGCTAACCCTCAATACGGTGCAGCAACAGCAGACCTAATGGTTAAGAGTTTAGACATACCGTTTGCAGAAGAGATAGCAAAGCGTATTAAAGCTGTAATGCCGCCAGAGGTACTAGGTGATGACCCTCTAGCACAACGTATTCAGAAGTTGGCAGAAGAGCTACAGGCTACTCAAGAGAAACTAAGTCAAACAGAATTAGCATTAGAGGTTAAGCAAGAAGACTTTAAGTTTGAGCAGACATACAAAATGGGTCAACTAAACAACGAAACTCAAAAAGTTAAGAACGATACGCTAGAGAGTGCTGCAAGAGCTAAGAAGCTTGAGGCAGAGGCTACACAGGCTATCCCAGCAGAAGCCGTCAAGGATATGATGGAAGCACAGGCTACAGCAGGTGCAGAGCTAGAGGAAAGTGTAGAGTTTATCATGCAGAGATTAGAAGAGCTTACACCTGAAAGGGTGGATGAGGCTACTGGAGAGCCTACAAATACTCCTGAATAATAAGAAGAGGGTAACGTTACTATGAGCGATAATTCATTGGAAGTTGTTGAAAGCAACGCATCTGAGCCAGTCATTGATGTAAAACAGGCTGAGGAACAGGTTGAAGTGGCAGAGGTAGAAGAGGTGGAAACCGAAGATACTGTTGAAGTCGAGGCTGAACCTGAGAAGAAGCTTACTAAAGCGGAACAAGTAAAGCAGGAATATGAGCAAAAGCTTACTGCGGAACGAGAGAAGTTTCAGAAGCGGATTGACACCAAAACAGCCATTGAAAAGCAGGAACGTGAGAAACGTACTCAATTAGAGCAAGAGTTAGCTGCAATGCGTGAAAGCGCACCAACAGTAGACGAAGCTCCGAAAGAGGCAGATTTTGATAGTTTTGATGATTTTCTAGAAGCTACAGCAGAGTATAAGGCTGATAAGATAGTTAAGGAGAAAGAGTTGCAACAGAAGCAACAACAGCTCCGAGAAACCCAGCAGCGTGAGTATGAGCGTAATATGAAAGAGTTTAGTGAAAAGGAAGTAAAGTTCCGTGAAGCTAACCCAGAGTACGATGCAAATGCCAAAATGTTTGGTGAACAAATTGAGTATCTATCACAGGCTTATCCTAATAACATAGCTTTAGGCACTGCCAGAGATATGTTGTTATCATCTGATGTTGCACCAGCGATTATTAATACGTTGGCGCAAGACCCAGATATAGCGGAAGGGTGGGCAAGTTTAAACCCTGTACAAGCGGCTAGAGAAGTATTCAAGCTAGAGCAATCACTTTCATCTCCTGTTGAAACTAAGGAAGAGGTTCTACCTAAGCCTGTTAAAACCCTCAAGGGTAATAGCAGTACTAGTAAGCCACTCAATAAAATGAGCGGTAAAGAGCTTCTTAAAAAGTACAATATTAGCTAATTAAGGAGAAAAAAAATGGCTAACGATATTAACAATATTAAAGACAATGCTGGTGTCATTGCTAAGATGACTGCCCAGCTACTTGCTGATGAAATGCACTTTTGTAAGAGCATTGATAAAGCACCTGAGAGCGACTACCAAGGTAAAAACGGTTACAACGCTGGAGATACTATTTACATCTCTAAGCCTGCACGTTTTATTCCACAAAACACTTTCGACATTTCAAGTTCTACACAGGACATTGTTGAAGAAAGTTCTGCACTAACACTAGATACTATTTCTACAGTTGGTGTTGAGTTGGATAGCCAAGAGCTTGCTCATGACATTAACATTGGTTCAATCATGGAACGTGTTATGAAGCCTGCTGCTAGTGCAATTGCACAAGACGTAGAAACTCAATTCATTGCTAAAGCTACAGACGGTGTTTACAACTCTGTTGGTACTGCTGGTAGTGAAACTTTTGACGTTGCAACTATTTTAGATGCACGTGCACGTTTAAACCAAAACCTATGTCCTAAAGACAACAACCGTACTCTACTACTTGATAGTGCAGCTTCTGCTGGTGCTGTTGCAGACCGTAAAGGTTTGTTCCAGTCTAGTTCTGAAATTGACAAGCAGTACCGTGATGGTCTTATGGGTCGTGCAGACGGCTTTAACTGGGTTGAAAGTGAGCTACTTAACCTACACACAAACGGTAACGATGTTACTGGTGTAGCTGTTGATGATGCTTCTGTTACAGAAGGTGCTTCTACTTTACATGTTGATGGTTTGACTGCAAACACTGGTACAGTGAAAAAAGGTCAAGTATTTACAGTAGCTGGTGTGAACGCTGTTCACCCTATCACTAAAACAGACCTTGGCTACCTACAACAGTTTGTAATAACTGCTGATGGTACTGCTGATGCAAACGGTGATGTAACTGCTTCTATCAGCCCTTCACTATACGCAGGTTCAAATGGTTTGCAGAACATCTCTGCTCTACCAGCTGATGATGCTGCATTAGTGTTTGTTGGTACTGCTGACCTAGCTGCATCTCAGAGCCTAGCATTCCACAAGAGCGCATTCCGCATGGTATCCGCTCCATTGGTAATGCCTGTAAATGCTGAGTTTGCTGCACAGGAAACTGTAGATGGTATCACAGTTGCGATTATCCGTGACTTTGATGTTAACAAACGTCGCATGGTAACACGTATTGACTTTTTAGGTGGACTATCACTAGTACGCCCAGAATGGTCTTGCCGTATTACTGCTTAAGGCTAAAAGGGGGTTGGAAACAGCCCCCACCTTTTAATAACAAGAGAGTGAGAAACAATGAATAAGATTAAAATGTTTAAAGATGGCGGGTTTAAGTTTGTAGACCAAGAAGCTGTCAAGAAATTACTACTAGAACAGGGTTGGAAGACAGAAGAGTTGGAAGCCACTGTTAAAGATGAAAAAGAGGAATTGATGGCTAAGGCTAAAAAGCTAGGCTTAAAACCTCACCCTGCAACAGGTGTTAAAAAGTTAAAAGCACTAATTGCAGAAGCATAAGGAGAAGAGATGACCACAGCTATAAGTATAATTGAGGGTGCATGTAAAAAGATACACGTTCTAGGGCGTGGTCAAACTCTATCTAACGATGAAGCGACAAGGGGGTTGAGCGTATTAAACAACCTCCTAGCCTCATGGTCTGTAGAAGGTGGCATGGTTTACACAGAAAGTAAGGATACACTTGCAGCAGACGGCTCTACAAGCTACACAATTGGCTCAGGTGGTGATTTAGACACTACAAAGCCATTTGAT